ACTATAACTCGAAGGAGACAACACATGTCAGAGCAAGAACTTGATCAGCTAGACGAGTTCAAGGCATCTGGGGAAGATTCCGAGGTAATGGAACCTACCGCAGTTAGTGCCAAGAAGCGTAAGGCTGACAAAGCAACTGCCAAAGATGCCGCTGGTAAGGTATCGGACGGCGTAACAAAAACAGGCGGTGATCTTATTGACGCTGTTGCCACTAAAAAAGCACCTGCAAGAAAGGCTGATAAGTCCATGGGCGAAGCAGTTGACGAAATCTTCGAAGGTGAAGACCTTTCAGAAGAGTTCAAAGAGAAAGCAACTGTAGTCTTTGAAGCAGTTGTAAACGAAAAAGTACAATTAGAAGTTGAGCGTCTTGAAGAAGAATTCAACTCACAATTAGACGAACAAGTCGAATTAGCAACAGAAGACCTTACAAAGAAGGTTGATGCTTATCTTGAATACGTAACAGAGCAGTGGATGAAAGAGAACGAGCTTGAAATCACACGGTCACTCCGTGCTGATATTGCTGAGTCCTTCATCTCTGGTCTCAAGGAACTTTTCGCAGAGCATCGTATTGATGTTCCTGACGAAGAAGTCGATCTCGTCGCCGAAATGGCAGAGAAGATCGAGGAGCTTGAAGGTAAACTCAATGAGCAAATCGATGCAAACATTGTAGTTTCCAAAGAGCTTGACGAAGCCAAAAAGTCTGACGTTTTTGAAGAGGTCTCTGAAGGTCTCGCCGATACACAGGCAGAAAAGCTACGTTCACTCACTGAAGGTCTAGAGTATGCAGACCTTGACGATTATCGCCGTAAGGTAGTAATCATTAAGGAAAACTATTTCGGCAAGACAGAGATTGCTGAGGAAGTTGATGAGCTAGATCCAGTAAATGAGGATGCAGAAGGTACTAAGTACGTTGACCCTCAAATTGCTCGATATGCTGCATCAATCAGCAAGACTTTTAGAAATATCAAATAATATAAATAAATAAAATTTCTTAGTTAAAGGAGAATCTTCTAAAATGCTAAATGAAGAATTAAACGCTAAGTGGCAGCCGATTCTGGAGCACCCAGAACTCCAAGCCATTTCAGACCCACACAAAAGGGCAGTTACAGCTGTCGTTCTAGAAAACACAGAAAAGGCTCTACGTGAAGGTAGCGCTTGGTCAACAAACAGCTTGCTTGCTGAAACACCTGCAAACAACATCGGAAACGGTGCAACAAACGTTGATACGTATGATCCCGTATTGATATCTCTTGTTCGTCGCTCCATGCCAAACCTTATGGCTTATGACATTTGTGGCGTTCAGCCAATGTCTGGTCCTTCTGGCTTGATTTTTGCCATGAAGTCACGTTTCGCTAATACCGCAAACCTTCTTGACACAACTCAAGAAGCTCTGTATAACGAAGCTGATACCGTATTCTCTGGTACAGGTACTGAAGGTACAGATACTGGTGTTGCAGCCGTTGCTCGTTCAGGTCAAGGCGTAACAACAGCCAACATGGAAGCCAACACTGCTTACGAAGAGATGGGTTTCACAATCGACAAGGTTACAGTAACCGCTCGTTCCCGTGCTCTGAAAGCAGAATACACCACTGAATTAGCACAAGACCTGAAAGCAATCCATGGTCTTGACGCTGAGACAGAGCTTGCGAACATTCTTAGCTCTGAAATTCTTGCTGAAATCAACCGTGAAGTTATCCGCTCTGTTTACACAACAGCCAAGCGTGGTGCTAACTCTGGTGTTGCTACAGCAGGTACTTTCGACCTTGACGTAGACGCAAATGGTCGTTGGTCAGTTGAGAAGTTCAAAGGTCTCATGTTCCAAGTAGAGCGTGAAGCTAACCAAATTGCTAAAGACACACGTCGTGGCAAGGGTAACGTAGTAATCTGTTCTTCTGACGTAGCTTCTGCTCTTCAGATGGCTGGTGTACTCGACTATGCTCCTGCTCTTAACAGCAACAACCTCAATGTAGACGACACAGGCAACACCTTCGCTGGTGTTCTTAATGGTCGTATGCGTGTATATATTGACCCATATGCGGGTGGTAACTACATGGTTGTTGGTTACAAAGGTTCTAACGCATTCGACGCTGGTATCTTCTACTGCCCATACGTACCATTACAAATGGTTCGTGCAGTTGGTGAGGACAGCTTCCAGCCAAAAATCGGGTTCAAGACTCGTTACGGCATGGTTGCTAACCCATTCGCTACAGCGGCTGGCGACGGTGTTGTTGACGCCTATGATGGTACAGTTGGTGCTGCTAACGAGAACCTCTACTATCG